GTAGTTTTGGAAATAATAGACCATGGTCAATACGTGGTAGATTTTCTCCTCCTCATGATAATTTAGCTCATCCATATATTAGTCAACATCGTCTTCATTCTTGGACTAATGTATGTACAGGTGATTTAGGTAATGGTATTGCTGATGCATTTATGAAATGTGATTGGGTAAGTATGTATAATTTACTTACAATGTGGTTAACTGAGTTTGTTGCAGGATATACAGGACCATTAAATCAACCTAATTATATGCATATTGGTATGCCAAAGGATTGGAATGCAGATTATATTGATGCAATTGGAATACGTACAAGTTGGTGCATAGACCAAGTATTACAATCATCTGTTGAACAATTATCATTTAAAAAACATGGCTATTGTAAGGAAATAGAATGTCAAATGATGAAAACATGTGATGGATTTAAGCATGAAGAAGAAAGAGCTACAAACATTATCAAAGCTATTCCTAATATAACCGAAATAGATGAGATAGAAACACCATTTGAAAGCCAACAAGTAAATCATATATTTAATCGACTATCAGATATGTGTTTAGCTAAAAGTAATGAAGAATTAATGCTTAGATATCATACTTTAACATCTAATGATTGGAAGTATTTAATTCGTAATAAATGTCTTGGTATGATTACAGATCATTTTGGATTTGAAAAAGATTGGTGGGATATGAATGTCCCAGCTAATCCAGATAATGATAAAGAACAAGTTAAGTTAGAAAATGAAATGATAACATGGGCAGTTTCTAGAAATCCTGATGTTAATCAAAATCAACCATTTTAAACAAGGAGAAAGAACATGGCAACATTTACAATCAGTAAGAAAGATTGGAATAAGATTATTAATTATGCTAGAGCCAGATACATTGATGAAAAAGATGAAATTGGTGGAATGGCAATAGTAAAACCTGTATCAGGTGAAGATGAATATCTTATTTCACATCCTACTATCTTGAAACAAGAAACTTCAGGTGGTAATTGTGTTCTGGATAAAGAAGCATTAGCTGAATATTATGTAGACATGGCATTAAAACATGGAAATGATGTACAATTCATGTGGTGGCATAGTCATGGTAATATGGGTGCATTCTGGTCTGGTACAGATACAAAGACAATGGATGAATATGCTAGTGGTATGTGGAGTGTATTTCTCGTAGTTAACATTAAAGAGGAATATAAATTTCGTGTTATGGTATGGAAACCACAACATATGTTTGTTGATACTGAATTAGAAATACTTGGTGTTACTTTAAAGAAAATACCAGATAGCGTTACTAAAGAAGTAGAAAATAAATGCAGTACTCGTGTATGGACTACTGTTAAAGCTAATGGTAAACAAACATCATTATTGGATAATGATAATTTTGGAGATAATTGGCAAGCAGATGTTTATGGTTATAATGATTATCATTATCCTCATGATACTTTAGCATTAACCAGGCATAATGCTAAAACTTGGGCTTGTAGTGCTATTGATGAATTGAATGATGCTTACATGGATGGTACTTTAAAGTACAAAGATTATGTTGAAGCTATTAGTAAATTAAATGGGGAATTAGTAGAAGTTAAATCTACAATTAGAGTTCACTGTGAATCAGAAGGTATGTTATTTAATGCTGCTCAGCATAAATATCCTTATCAATTTCTTGAAGATATAGATAAGGAGAAGCAATGGCAACTGACTTAACTTCAAGGTATGATGGTATAGTTAATACCATGCATGAATACACCTATCACATATTGGGTTGCGGAGCTATTGGTAGTTCCGCAGCTCTTCAACTTGTTAGGATGGGTGCAACTGATCTATGTTTATATGATTATGATAAAGTAAGCATAGAAAATGTCGGAGTTTCACAATATGATATGCGTCATATTGGTATAGATAAAGTGAAAGCTTTATCTTATATATTAGAAGACATTAATCCAGATATCAATATACAACAATTTAATGAAAAATTTAAAGAATTGTGTGCTGGTGAACGTAATGTAGCCATATTGGGTTTTGATTCAATGGAAGCTAGGTTACACGCAGTAGAGGCGCTGTGTACGGGAGGTACACGCCCGTTATTCATAATTGACGGGAGGATGGGAGCAGAACATTACCAACAGTATGTGTTTAAAGCTCCTACGTTAAAGAAGTACAAGGCAACATGGTATTCAGATACCGAAGGTGATGTTGAACCTTGTAACAGTAAGGCTACCAGTTATTGTTCAAACATGAGTGGTAGCTTCATAGTAAATGCAGTTAGAAAGTTAATTACTAATCAACCGTATGAAAAGAAGATTATATTTAATTTTCCAACAATGATGTTACAAACAGATTAAGAGAAAATCAGGTGAGAAGCTTCGCTCACCTTTTTTTCTTAAATTACCACATAAGGTGTGATGATAGACACATTTTACTTGCATTGGAATTTAGAATTTAGTAAATTACATAGTTAATTAAAGGAGAGAAAATGGATAATACAACACCTGTTACTGAAGAAGTAACAACAACTCAAACAACAACAACTGAAGAATGGAAATCAGAACATATTGATAAATTAGCTCAGGCCTTAACAAAAGCACAGGCTGAAATTAAAGGAGCTCAGGTATCAAGTACAAATCCTTTCTTCAATAGTAAATATGCAGATCTACATGCTGTAATACAATCATCCCTGCCATCATTAACAAAGCATGGATTATCAATGTTGCAAGGTAATAGATTCTGTACAGTAACAAATGGATTTTATGTAACTACAACATTATTACATGAATCTGGCCAATGGATTCGTAGTGAAATTAGAATGCCTGTTGGTGGTAAGAAAGATGCACATGCTATTGGTTCTGCATGTACATATGGAAGACGTTATGGTTTGTCAGCGTTAATTGGGATAGCACAACATGATGATGATGGTAATAGTAATGTAACAACTGGGTTAACAAAAACTCATGCTGAAAACATTAAAGTAGAAACTGCACCTCATCGTAGAACAACTAACAGTACAAATAAAGGAGTTACTGCATAATGAGAACATTGACAGTCAAAAAGGGTGGAGGTGGAAACTTTCATCCTGGATGGAATACAACAATAATCCAAAGAGCTGAATACGGTACATATAATGGAACTAAATTCATTGATGTATGGTTTGACGGATTTCCTGAATCTTTAAACATGAGAATTTATGAAACTCATAACAAAGAAGGGGAAGAGTTTGCCGTTGGACAGCTATTTAGATTTGCAAATGCTGGAATAGTTGAAGGATTAGAAGGACCTGATGGTAATATGGTAATTAAATTGTCTGATGAACCTGAAAATCTCAATGGATGTACGTTAAATATTTATCTATATAAAGATGGAGATTATTTACGTGTATTAAAACAAACAGCACCAACAGTATTTAACAATGCTGTAGATTCATTTAGTGATGATGATATTGTGTTCTGGCAAAAGAAAGCTGAAGCATACTATCATAAATATGTATTAAAAACTGATAATAGTACACCTATGCGTGAAAATACACCTGCAGAAGTACCATTTTAACGATTATGGGATACTTTAAAAGTAAACTCATAGAGGATATGAGCAATAATCCAGAATATTATGAACGTATTAATGATATAATAGAACTGGAAGGTTGGAAATATGATAGAACCGGTAAACATAAGATTAGAGCTAAAAAGACTGATTTAAATAAAGATTAGTTTAACTCTAATTAATCTGCCTGAGTAGATACGCTCCCTTACGATTTGACAGACAATACATTCGTATTATCCTCACAGCTATCTGCTCAATATTTTGCGCTCGAAGAGGTACACTGCATTGGTTGACTGCCAAGTAAGTCTGCGTGTCGACAATTTGGGCGCATTCAATTACAACGCTTGCGTGAGCAGTGCACGAGAAAAACGATGTCTCTGCTAGTTAATGGGTAGGGCATCTCTACAGGTAGCACCTGTCTGAGTACCTGCCCAAGTTGTAATATAATTGGGTGAAAACCCTAAGAGGCGGGGAAGTAGTCGGAGCCATGGAAACCGAGATACGTAAATGGTTACTTCCCCATAAATTTCACTAAATAGTAAAACACTAAAAGGAGAAGTGATGATAAATGATTGGGGATTAATGTATAATCATACACATCCTGTAGCTAAAAGTAAACAAAGAATAAATGAAAAAGAATCATTTGCTGTTAAATTATGTCCAGAATGTAATCGTGTGTATGAAATAACACCTAATCAGTATAAGAAAATTTCAACAACACATTATTATAAAAACTTCCCAAGAAGAGGATTATATAATCAATTGTGTTTTGCATGTAAATAATGATACTAAGTTAACAATACTGATAATCTTATGGCTTTTGGATAAAGTAATAATGGTCATATTATTTTGGTTAATTAAATAAGGAGAACTATGTACTATAATACAACCAATGAACGAAGCATAGAGCTAGAAAAAGCTCGTGATTCTGCTACAAAGCAAGATAGCAGAGTTTATGCTGTGTTCGCAGCCCATGGAGTAGCTGCTATGTTAAGTCCATGGATAGTAAAAGAAGAGATGAATACTGATGCTCCCATTACAAGCATTAGAAGATCTATGAATACATTGACCAGAAATGGTCGATTAATCAAAACTACTGTAAAGGTTATGGGACCATATGGAAGACCATGCTATTGCTGGAGATTAAATGATGAGATTAAAGCCATTGCCTGATCACTGTATTGAATGTGATAAACCAATAACAGAAGGAATAGTTTGTGGTTTCTGTCAAGATGTATTAGATGGAGCTATCTGTGGAATTTGTAAGAAAATGGAAGATGATTGCCTATGTAAATACATTGATATGGAAGATTATGTAGATGAAGAAGATAAATAAGGAGAACTATGACAAGAGAATTTGCATTCAGCCTACATAGAAGACATTACTTTCAGGAGGCTGATAAAGAATCAGAATGGCAAGGTTTAGATTCCGATACATTTATGTCATTATATGAATATGATGATTATGTAAAGGAGTTCTTTGCTAGCCATAAAACATTAGCAGGATATGATGGCTTAATTTACTTACCAGATGAGTTTATCTTAGATGTAGATGGAGCTAATGTGGATAATGCTAAAGAAAAAGCATATGGATTATCATTATACCTTAATGATGTAGATATACCATTTAATACCTATTTCAGTGGTACTGGGTTTCATCTAGGCATTCCAACAGATGCCTTTAGATGGAAACCAGCCGCAGATTTACATATATTAGTTAAGCAAGCACTAACTAAAGCAGGTATATTTGAATATGCTGACCCAGCTGTAACAGATAAACCAAGATTGATACGTATTGTAAATACTAGAAATAGTAAATCTGGTCTATATAAGGTACAGATTCCTAACAAATGGTTAGAAAATCTGGAACCAACTGATCAGATACTAGAATACGCCAAACACCCACAGAAGCTGTTAAATAACGTGATGGAGTGTAACCCTGTATTTGATACGTTATCGTCTTCTACACCCCAAGAATCGTCTAAAACCGATACCATAGTGAACCAGGGTAGGGTACCTGATCCTTCTAACTATCCCTGTATTGGTGGTATGTTGGAAAGTCAACCTATGGGAAAAAGACACAATGTAGCACTAAGATTAGCTGCATGGTTTAGATGGCTTTATCCAGAAGGTGTAGTAAGATATGTACTGGAAGGTTGGAGACAGAAAGTCGACAATCCTCGAAGTCCATTTAAAAAAGCTGAAATGGATAAAATAGTAACAAATTGCTACGATGGCCATGGTGGACATGGATATCGGTATGGTTGTAATGATCCTATAATGGATGAATATTGCAAGAATACCTGTAGGCTGTACAAGGCCAAGAAATCCCAATCCACGATGGATGCCTCTTCAATGGAAAAGGAATTGATAGAATTTCTCCGTAAAGATCTAGCACCAATAGATATCGGTAAAATCTATGGACAAACCTTTCCTATATATCCTGGTGAAGTGGTAATCTTACAAGCACCACCTGCATCCATGAAGACAATGTTACTTCAGAATTGGATGACGCACTTTAAACGACCTACATACTTTATGGAAATGGAGATGTCTCCACGTCAAATATGGAGTAGGTTCGTAATGATTGCTAAAGGGTGGAGCGAAGTGGAACTCGCAGCACATTACAAAACCTTCCAAAATGGAATTGACAAGGAGTTTAAATGGTTAACTGTTGATTATTCACCATGTTATCCGTTTGAGCTTGAAAAACGCATTTCCATGCTCCCTACTAAACCTGAGATTGTAGTTGTAGACCATCTGGGATTATTTAGGAGTAAACAGAAGGATAATAACATGAAAGTAGAGGAAGCATCCCAGGCATTGATGGAGCTTGCAGTTAAACATAACATTGTTGTATTTGCTGTATCTGAGATATCAAAATCAGCCTTCAGAGAAGGTATGGATATTGCCTCTGCTAGAGGTTCCTTTCGTATTGCATATAATGCAAATAAGTTGTTATCTTTAAAGCCCTTCAGAAATGAAGAAGGTCTTATTGATACATTATTACTGAAAAGTGATAAAAATCGAGAAAGAGAACAAATAAGAGTGGAACTAAAAGTAGAGAATGCAAGGATATTACCTTATGACTAAGCCCGAAATGGATATATTG